TAACAAATACATCACCAGAGGCAGTTTGCCTAGGTTCATTACTTATGTTTTTAGATTTAGCCATAACATCTTTAACAGCATCGGCCTTGCCTTGCTCGTAAAAATGTTGCGCTATAGTATCAGCATTTCGCGCTGCGTATAAAGCTTTGTGGTAGCTTTGCATATCTTCAATATTACCTTGTTTATTTAGAAACGTTCCAATAAAATTAGTAATATCTGATTGTGCCTCAGCTACACTACTAGGGTTTTTAACACCATATCTAAATTTTTTATCACTAACTTTAAAATCGAAACCTTCGAAATCATTATTTAATAAATTTTTAGTACGGCTTATAAAGTCCTTATGCTTTGCTTGCACAGTTTCTTGCTCTTCGTTGTATCGGTTGAAAAAGTCCATAGCTTTTTGTTGCTCTTGAGTTACGCCCGGTCTCAACTTGATCTCGTCGTAGTATTTACTCTTTAAGCCTTCAAGAAAGTCTTTAGCTTTTGCAGCCTCCTCTTTAAACGCAATTTTCTTTTTGCGTATATCTTTTGGTTCATCTATATCTTCATCGTAATCAAAGTCTTCTAATAAAAGACTTACATCTTCTGAATCTAAATGTGGTTTTGTTTGTTTATAATACTCTCGTATTAAAGCTTGGTTATCAACATTGGTATAATCTGCATTAAGCCTAACATAGTCTTCTACAGTTCCACCAGTCTCTTCCATAAAAGAAACTAGCTTTTCAATATTTTCAGGTAGAACTCTTTGCTCTTGCGCGGGTTGCTCTACTTCTTTAGTTGCTTCAGTTTGTTTTTCCTCTTCTTCAGTATCTTCAATAACAGTTAAAGGAGATGCTACTTCTTCGTCGGAGGTCCGTACTTCTTCAACCACTTCTTCGCTGTTGCCACTGTCTTTGGACTCTTCGACAATAGCATTGCTATCATTTGTCTCTTGTGTTTGAACGGCATCAGTATCTTCTTTTTTGATTACTACTTTTTTAACATCTGGCTCAAGATCTATTAAAGGTTCTTTCATGTTTACTTTAATAGTCTCACCTGTATTATCACCTAAATTTTTAGGCTTAGAAGGAGTTTTTATTTTAAACTCTCCTTCTTGTTTTATTTCTTCTGACATAATATAATAATATAAAATTAAAGGATTTTATTTTCAACGAGGTTCAAACTGTTCAAGTCCAAATCCTCCTAATGAGTCAAATCCAGATGACTCAAAGTTTTTAGGTAGTTCATCGTTTTGACGTTGTGAAATCATTTCTGATTGCTGCGTACCTATAATTCTAGCCCGCTCGTCTTTACGATCTTCTATATCTTGTTCTTTAGCTTTTTCTACATCAGCTCTAGCTTTTGCCAGCTGCATATTAAAGTTAAATTCTTCACTCATTAAACCACGTTTAATTTGAGCTTCAGTTTGCATGCGTTGTATTTCAAACTGTGACTTAGCTTGTTCTAGTTGAACTTTCTGCTCGTTAATAACTTGTTGTTTTTGAGTTTCAGCTAGCGCTGCTCTTTCCGCAGATTCAGCATTAGCATTTGCCTGAGCTTGTATATTAGCTAACTGAGCTTGTTGAGCTTGCTCTGCTTTTATTTTTTGTCTATACTTTAAAAACTGATTAGCTAGCTTTAAGTTTTTTATTTCTCTTATATCTATAGCATCTTCTAAACCTATTTGGCCTGCTTGTAATGCTATTTGTATATTGCGTTCTAAACCTGCTTGCTCTTCTTCATCTGGTTCTAATTCTAAAAATATACCAAATTCGTGCATATTAAGCTTATCTACTTCAGCTAATGTAGATACATTAAATTGATTTATAGAGCTCATTAAAGACTGTTTAAGCAGTGGAAACTCTAGCATATCAGCAACACGCAGACTTATATTTTCAGCTGAGCGTATTGTTAAATACATTAAAGACTGAAGTATATGCTTAGTAGCTGTATTAGATGCAGCTGCTGCTAGTTTTTGTAAACCAACTAATGAATCTTTATCAGGCTTACTACCGTCTCTAGCTTCGTTAAGCCCGGTCACGTCTCTAATCATTTGCAAGTAATACTGATACGTTTGTATAAGCGCTTGTATCTTGCTTATTCCAGACGATGTTTGTAATTCTTGTATTGGTACTTTACCTCTGTTAGGATCACCATCTTGCGTTAAGCTTCTACCTACAATACTACCAGTTTGGAAGTACATATTTAAAGCCTCGGCAGGGTTATAATTAGTACCATTACCAAGATCAACTTCAGCTAATCCATCTACATCTACATACACACCGTCGGGCACCATACGTGATAGTACTTGCTGTAATTTTAAATGCGTGAGCTGTATCATATCGGCGAAACCAATACACTTACTTACTAATGATTCTATTCTGCCTTTATACATACGAGGAGCAGACATAGCATAATTCATTTCAACTTTAGTTTGATCGCTAAAAGGTCTAGTCATATTTTTAGCTAGTTCCCATTTAAGCATTTTTTCGTGACCAAGTATCTTAGCGCCACTATATAAAACCTCTATAGCTCTATGTACTTTATTAAAGTTATCAGTTTCAGGCGGATCAAATGAATCATCTTTTTCAAGAGCTTTTTCAAGACCTTGGTCTGTTTGCTTTATTTTAAATACTTGATTTTGATAAGTTTTATATTCAAAATATAATACCTGTATTAAGTTTCTGTCGTAATCATAATTATAAAAATTATTTCTATAATTATTACTGCCTGAATATTCTTGTATTTCTTCTAGCTCTGATTGAGTTAAGTAAGGAAATTGTTTTTTAATCTCTTCAAGAGATAAACTTTTAACCTCACCTACATAGTATATATCTTCAAAGTTAGGATCGTCAGTATACGAATAAACTAAATTAGCTGGATCTACATAATCAACAGTAACACCATTAGCTAAATTAAAATTAGTTTTAACACAACTAATACCTAACACTGTTAAATCATAAGCTAATCGTTTTTTAGTTTCATCATATTTATTATAATTAAATACGTTACTAATAACTTCTTCTTCAGCTATTTCTATAGCTTGCTTATAATTTAATTGAAGATAAAGATCTAGTTCTTCTTTATTTACAGGTAATTCTTGAGGATCAGGCGATGCATAAAAGTTTTGACCGGTAGCAGCGTTAAGCTGATCAATCATTTCTTTATTTTCTATATCACGCAAAGCATTAAAAGCAAAGTCAGTTCTCTGTTTTATAGCATACGGGTCTGAAGCAAATGATTTTATTTCATAACCTTTGTCTGTCATACCATTAACTACTATATCTACAAATTTAGATAATACAGCTACTGGTTTCCAGTCTAAATTAAGGTAAGATAAATCACCATTAGTAGATAATTCATCTTTGTATTTTGCTACACCCTGTTCTCCTCTAGCGTAAAGTCTTAAATCATTAAACCTAGTCCAGTTTGTTCCAAACCTACCGCCATTTAAAGTTCCTCTGTCTCCTCTAAACCATTCGTCTTCCACAGCTTTCGCTACGGCTAAACCATATTCATAAGTCTTTTTCTCTGCGTCTGGTACTACCTGACTTGGAAAAGTGCTACTAGAATTAGTATAAATCATCTATTTTATTATTTTTGAAATACTACCTTGGTTATCAAACTTCTTGAAACCCAAAGGAACAACATTTTTTTTAACTACGTTTACAGGTGTATACCTATTTTTATTGCAAGCCATTATTGCTAGGCCTGAACTAATAGAAGCATCGTGCTTAGTTCTATTGTTTATATTAAACTTAGACCAGTCTTCTAACGTTTCTTGAAAGTACATATTACCGTACATAGTTTC